ATTTTATGGCGACATGCTTGCGTTGCTGAAAGACGAAAAGGACAACCCAAATATCTGTATGGTAGTGGATGCTAAACTTGAAAAACTCTCAAAATGAAATGTAAATATTGCAACAAACAAATAGGCGTTGGTTCGGTTTTTTGTAGCCAAAACTGTATTGATGATTATTTCTATTTCCGGATAACCATTAAAGACATTTAGTAATGGCTAAAGTTCCATGCGGAATAATTTTTGAAGGCAAGACCTACACGCCACAGGAGTTTATGGCTAAACTCATGGACGGCAGTTTGGACGCGGAGGTAATGCCGAAGGGTAAAGCAGACAACAAGCAAAAGTTAGAGCAAGCCAAAGGAGCACTTTCGCAAGCCGAAGCCGAATACAATGCCACAAGAAATGCTGTAACGCAAGACCTGTCAGCCAAGCAAACCGATATGTTTGGCGGTAAGGAGCAGAAGTTATTTGACGACACCGCAGAAATGCAAAAGCGTTCCGATGCTGCAAAGGTAAAGATGGATGCCGCAAGGGAGGAAGTAAATAAGTTTGAGAAATTAGTTGACGAGGACATGGATGGGCAGCAGAAACTTGAACTAAAGGCAGAACAGCCCGACATGGTTGGTAAAGAGGTCGTTTTTGAACATGCCGGTTCCGACAAGACGGGCAGTGTGCAATCCGTTGACAAGGATGGCAACCTAAAGATTCAAGGCATCGAGGCAGATAGAGTGGGCGACCCATTCAAGGTTTATACAAGCCTAGATTTGATCGGTGGAATCCATATTGATCGGGATACTGGTGCGCCGAGTGCCTACGATATTTACAATAGAAGCATTGGCGATTTCTACACCTACCAAGCAACCATCCCCGCAAGCCAAGCCTTTCACCTATTCGACCCACTCCGCATCGACCAGTACCGAGGAATCTCCGCTTTCCATACGGCCATAAATGATTGCACAGACATCTATGATATCGTGAACTTTGAGAAGATGTCGGCACGAGTCGCCTCTTCTCAATCCGCAGTTGTTCGCAGGAATAACAACAATGCCTCCGATCTATCCACGCTCACAAACGATGAAAATGTTAATGGCGATACTATCAAGCTAGAAGCGATTGAGTCGGGCAAAATCTCCTACCTAGAACCGGGTGAAGATATTGTGTTTCCCGATGGGCCGAGCCGTCCCTCTGGTGCGTTTGCAGAGTTTCATAAGATTCTCCTCCGCAATATCTGCCTTGGCCTTGGTATCCCTTACAGCTTCGCCGTTGACCCATCTGCTATGTCTGGCCCGACTGCTCGGCTTGAAATGCAACAAGCAGGGCGAACCTTCCGCAGATACCAGAAGCTCATCGATGACAAGGTTCTGCGACCAATCAAAAACATCGTACTTGCCGATGCCGTCTCTCGTGGATTGATCGAAAACAATTTGGGAAGCAGAACAACCAAGGGCATATTCAATTTCGGGGCTAATGTATCTATTGATTTAGGCAGAGAATCAGCCTCAGCCATCTCCGAGTTCAAGACCGGACTCCGCACCGCCGCCGACATCTACGCAGAGCGAGGGCAAGATTTTGAAAGTGCTATGAGACAAAGGGCGATTGAGGCCAAGTTAGTCAAGGATTTGGCAAGTGAATACGAAGTTTCAGCAGATACAATTTCCGACATCGCCGCAGAGGGATTGACCAGAGATTCCCAACAAGCACAAGCAACCCCAGCCGAGGGCGAACAGAAACCCGCAGGACAACCTTCGGACGAGGATATGCTCGGTGGTGCTTCACTCAATGGAGCGCAAGTTGCCTCCCTTATCAATGTTATCAATGCCGTGGCGATGGGCGCAGTTTCCAAGGAGGGTGCAGTATCTATTATCACGGCGGCCTTCCCGACCATCAGCCCAGACCAAGCAAGGGCAATCGTGGCGGGAGTCAACATTGGGACAACTATCCCCACGACCAAAGAAGAGAAACAGCAGATCGCAAAAGACCAAGAAGGGGATTCTTCGGGAGGCTCAACACCCCCAGCCCCAGAACCTACTACGCCCCCGACCGCCCCCACGGCAACCTCACAAAAAAAAAGTAGTTTAGAGATTTTAGAAAGCCTCGACCCAGCTTCTAGTAAGATGCTGATTGAGGGGATGATGGGTGGGATTGAGTTGGCAAAATACGATGGGATTGATTTTACCCCACCAGAAGGAGCTAGGGAGGCCGCTAAAAGAGCCTTGGATGTGCGGGAGACGAAACCACCCAGCCAAAGGGGAATGACCCCAGTAGGCATCGCCAGAGCTAGGGACTTGCAAAATGGCGTGAAGCTATCGCCCGACACAGTAAGGCGAATGTTGAACTTTCTAACTCGCCACGAAGTCGACAAGAAGGGCGCAACTTGGGGCGAGCAAGGAAAGGGCTGGCAAGCGTGGAATGGATGGGGTGGCGATGCTGGCTATGCTTGGGCAAGGAAAGTAGTTGGACAGATGGAGGCTAGGGACAACAAAGAACTAGCCCGACCAGTAAGCCAAACCCCAGCCCCTCCCAAGGAACGAATCAAAGGCTCGAAGGAGAACCCCGAAGGCACGGCATCCACCCGAAGCAAGGCTGGGGACATAGAGATTTCAGAACAGAACGAGGAAGCCTTGAAGAACAAGATTGCCGAGTTCAAGGACAAGCATCCCTCAAGGAAAGCCCCTACCCTTGGGGCATTGAAGAAAGTGTTTCGCAGAGGGGCGGGTGCGTTCTCTACCAGCTTCCGACCCACTATCAGCGGGGGCAAGCCCAACTCAAGGAACGCTTGGGCGATGGCTAGGGTGAACAAGTTTCTCAAGATGGCCGGTGGGGGTGAGGTTAAAGAAAGCTACCGCAAGGCAGACGGCGATTTGTTAGAGGAAAAATCCGATTGTGGAGCTGGTAAAACCGAGTTCGTTGCTGGTAGGGATTGTGGGCAAGATGAGGGTGGAACTTTCGGGCCAGACAATAAGTGTGCAGAGGGCTACGGCAGACCCCCACTCAAGGGAGGCTATACGCCAACCCGACCCGGTGGGAAATTCCCCAAGGATTACAAGAGGCCAACAGAGCAAGGCAAAGAAGAGAAATCTCAAAAACCAAAAGAGACTCCGGGTCAAAGAATTAAGAGAAGTCAAGAAATGGATGAATTAAATAAAAACATTGATAATATAGGTGGCTATCAAGTTATTGGAAAACCTGCAATCAAGAACGCAAGGGAAAAATCCATTGAAAGGCTTAAGACTATTCAAGGGATGCTCAATTCAAAAGATATAAAAGAAAATAGTGATTTGATCGAAGAAACTAGAAATGATTTAGACTTCTGGAAGAATGAGTTAAAGGGAACAAGTTACAAATATATTGCAGACGACATTGATAAATCATTAGCCAACATTAACAACATTATCAAAACCTATAATTGACAACAAGGATTACCTTTATGCCCCTACCCATTCCCTCCGCTGACGAATCAGAGCAAGACTTTGTTTCCCGCTTTATGGGAGACGAGCAAGCTATCAGCGACTTCCCAGACGAAAGCCAGCGTTCAGCCGTAGCCTATTCGACATACCGGGACGAGGAGATGGAGGAAATGGAGCTAGGCGGGGTGAGCATTTTGGAGGTGGGAGAGGCCAAAGGACACGACCTTTTCGTGGATAAGACCAGCCTAGAGACTGCCCTCAAACTTATGAGCAACGCCAAGAATGGCGTGAAGGTTAAGATGAACCACGGAAGCGGATTGGACGCAGTTGTCGGCTTTGCCCGCAACCCCCGCATCGATGGAGATAAGCTGGTTGCCGACCTTCGCTTGCTCCGCAACTCCCCCCACTACGGCCTAATCAAAGAGATGGCCTCCGAAGCCCCCGACCAGTTTGGCGTTTCCCTAGCCTTTGTGAATGAGTCCGAGACGATTGATGGCAAGGATTACATTCGACCCCAGAGCATCGCCTCTGCTGATTTAATCTTATCATACTCCCTTTCAATCTGTCCTTTTACTTCTTCATATTTATTGGGGTCTGTTCCCGCAACTTCATCTTGAAGTTTCGCTAGTTCTGAGAATTTTTGTTGTGTTTCTTTTAGGTTATTTTTTGTTTCTTGGTATTTGTTTTCTTGGGACTCCACCTGTTTCTGTGCGTCCTTTGTTTCTTTAATAACTTTTTCTCTAACTGTCTCAAGCTGTTTTTTGTTTTCCTTAAAAGCTGTTTCTAGAGATGCCTTCTCCTTGCTGTCGTATGCCTTTGTCGCATTTGGGAATCTAGATTTTATAGTTGGCTTTTCTTGTGTTGGCTTTTTTGTTCCGGGGGGCGGTGGGGGAGGCAGGGGCGGCTTTGGTGGTAGCGGTTTTGGAGGAAGGGGCTTCTTGCCTCCCCTATCTTGCGGTGTTGGCCTTTTGTAGCCCTTCGGAAATTTTCCACCGGGTCGGGTTGGCGCATAGCCTCCCTTGAGTGGTGGTCTGCCGTAACCTACTGCACATTTATTATCTGGCCCGAAAGTACCGCCATCATCTTGCCCGCAATCTCTGCCAGCAACAAACTCGGTTTTCCCGCTACATATTTCCTCAAGCAGATCGCCGTCTGCCTCTCTATACGACTTCTTAACCTCTCCACCGCCAGCCATCTTCAAGAACTTGTTCACCCTAGCCATCGCCCAAGCGTTCCTAGAGTTAGGCTTGCCCCCGCTGATAGTGGGTCGGAAGCTAGTGGAGAAAGCCCCCGCTCCCCTCCTAAACACTTTCTTTAATGCTCCAAGCGTGGGGGCGTTCCTTGATGGGTGCTTGTCCTTAAACTCGGCAATCTTGTTTTTCAATGCCTCCTCGTTCTCGGCTGAAACTTCAATATCCCCAGCCTTGCTCCGGGTCGATGCCGTTCCCGCTGGATTTTCCTTCGAGCCTTTGATTCGCTCCTTGGGAGGGGCGGGGGTTTGGCTTACTGGTCGGGCAAGTTCCTTGTTGTCCCTCGCATCCATCTGCCCAACTACTTTCTTTGCCCAAGAATAGCCAGCATCACCACCCCATCCGTTCCACGCTTGCCAGCCTTTCCCTTGCTCCCCGAATGTTGAGCCTTTCTTATCGACTTCGTGCCTATCGAAAAAGGCTTTCATCCTTTTAATGGTGTCGGGCGATAGCTTCACTCCATTCTGTAAATCTCTAGCCCTAGCGATGCCCACAGGGGTCATTCCCCTTTGGCTGGGTGGTTTTGTCTCCCGAACCTCTAA